CGAACCAGATACCTCATTTAAATATATTAGAGGTGGTGCGTCAGGTTCAGACGAGTTTTAAAACGTAACACCTAATTCTTTTTCAGTAATTATTTTAAATACAGCACCGTTGTCTTCAGCATACGCAGTTGCGGCTTTCCATTTTGCTTGATTTTTAATAAACTCAAAACTTTCACGCATATAAGATTTAGTTTTCTTTTTAGAAGGTTTAGGTTGCGTACATTGACGAGAAGGTTTAATTTCAATTAACATTTTTCTACCCTTGTCAGTTTTAATTATGAAATCAACAAAGTATCTATGCCACTTCTTATCAATAGGATTGTAATATCTTATAGGTAATTCTTCACTTGCCCATTGTATGATACCAGGATTGTTGTCGCAGTAGACCATAAATCTACGCTCTAACAATGAACGATATATTATGTTATTGGGATTACCAACGTACTTCTTTGGATTAGTAGGTTTATATATTCCTTTAAAAGACTTCTTCATATCATATAAATATTACTAATATATATAAAGGTAAACAAATGGCTTGGACTTCAAAAGTAGCAAATGTAATCAAAGGTAAAATAGGATCAGCAGTCGCAGGTGCAGTATCAGGCAAGATTAGTCAAGCATTATCATTTGCTAATCAAGGTCAAAGTACAAAACTTGCTGCTAAAATATTAGGTAAATCACCTTTAGAGATAGGATCAGTAGGTCCTACATCACATATGGCAGAAAATCCATATTCTTATGGAACTGTCTATTATCCACAAGAATGTAGTAATTTAGGTGATGGTCATTATGTCATTTTTGATATACTTGCACATAAAAAATCAAAATATAAAACAAACACATTTGACAATGGTAAACTACAAGACGCTAGTTCAAACTTTAGAGATGAAGATTTTAAATTATTTGGTCGAAGACAAGGCACATTTAATAACAGAATTAAAAATATTAAATCCAGAGGTATTACTCAAACAAATAGAGTGAGAGGTGTTAACTCTGGTTTATTCAGATACGCAGAATCAAATCATACCTATATCACAGATAGTATTTGTATGTATATGCCACCTGAAGGATTGAAATATGGATATAAGGCAGATTATGAAGCATTAGATACAGGACTTGCAGGTGATATGGCACAAGGTATTGCTGGAGTAATAAATGAACCAGGATTTGCTGATAAAGTAAAAGCTGCAGGTAAAATTAATTCTGTGGCATTAGAACTTACAAAAACAGCAGGTTTTAGTGCATTAGGTATTATACCTGGTTTTGAGAACGCAAGAGCAGTTTATGACAAGTTTAAAGGTCAGGCAAAGAACCCTAATTTAGAATCAGTATTTAAATCTGTACCATTTAGAGAGTTTACTTTCCCATTTACATTTGCACCGAAGAATGAAAAAGAAAAAGATAGTGTACACAAAATTTTGCAGTTGTTCAGATTTCATATGTTACCTGAACATCAAAATGCTGCAAACGGTTATTTTAATGTACCATCAGAATTTCAAATAACATATATGTATAGAGATAATGAAAACACATACTTACCTAGAATTAGTCGTTGTGTATTAAAATCAGTTGATATAGATTATGCACCAGAAGGTGTTGTATCAACATTAGTGCCAGACGAAAGAGGGGCACCTCCTACTATTATTACAATGTCATTAAACTTTGGTGAAACAGAAATAATGACTAAAGAAACAGTCGCTAAAGGATTCTAAAAATGTATTTTGAAAGATTTCCACAAGGACAATATATTTTACCAGGTACAGATACATATAAGCAAGTATCAGATTTATTCAGACGAGTAAAAATAAAAGATAAAGTTAAGGATGCAGCAAGTTTATATTCAGAATATTTTGTAACAAATGGTGAAAGACCTGAACACATTGCACAAAAACATTTTGGTAGTCCTATGTTACATTGGGTTGTGTTACTAACAAATAACGTGACAGACGCATATTACGACTGGCCATTATCATTTCAGGCATTTGAAGAATTTTTATATTCTAAGTATGATAATCCTGACGCAATACATCATTATGAAAAAGTACAATCAAGTGGACCTACTGATTCAATTGATTATTCACATTTAATAGAATGTAATAGTACAGACGTAGGCGCCCAAGCAGTTAGTAATAGAGAATACGAACAAAGAGAACAAGACCGTATCAGTAGAATTAAATTATTAAATCCAGCATATTTGCCTATAATGATAGAAGAATTTGAAAGATTGATGAATGAATAATTATGTACTCACAAATAGATAAAGACACACTTACAAAAGCAGGTCGATTTCAATTAGACGATATAACATTAGTATCGTATCAATCAGCAGACGGTTCAAATAAGAACGCAAAAGCAATTTCTATTAAAACACAAGTATTAGAGATAAACTTATATGAGTCATTAGAAGGACCTGGTTTATCAGGTAATGTAGTTGTCGCAGACGCACAAGCAGTCATATCACATTTACCATTAACAGGTTATGAACGTATAGAATTTCGTTTATACACGCCAGGCGTTGGCAAAGGTTACGATTTCTCTGCTGCCACAGGTCATCCTATGTACATTTACAAAATCACTGGTAGACAACCTACCACACCTAGGTCGCAGTTGTATATGTTACACTTTTGCAGTAAAGAAATGCTTGACAATGAGACCATACGTGTTAATAAGTCTATGACAGGCACAATAGATCAAATGATCGTAGATATTGTAAGAAATGATTTACAAAGTAAAAAGAACTTAATTGTAGAAGAAACACGAGGTGCCAGAAAATATGTAATGCCAAGAAAGAAACCATTTGAAACAATTAAGTTATTATCACAGGCCGCAGAACCACAGAAATATGCTTCAAGTGGTATGTTATTTTACGAAGACGCAACAGGATTTAGATTTAGAAGTATAGAGAATATGTTGGCGATTGCTGGTGCAGCTAGACCAGTTGCTGCAAAGTTTCAACAAAAACCACGTAACGTAAAAGACGGCACAGGTGAAACTGATATTATTAAAGAAATGCAGACTGTAGATGGATATACTATTAAAGATCAGTTTGACACATTAAAGAACTTAAATAACGGTGTATATGCAAGTAAAATGGTTACACACGATATGTACAACAAAACCTTTTCAGAATTATCATTTGATTACAACACTTACTTTCCGACTATATTTCATACTGAACACGATGGATCAGGTGGTTTAGTAGATAACAAGTCGCAGTTACCTATATTTAATTACAAAGAAGGAGAACTGTTATCAGATAGAGCAGAAGGTCGTTTAAACTTCGTATCAACAACTGAACAGTTACAAAACGAGTATGAAGGTGAACCATATGAAGTAATGTATCCTAGAATGATGGCACAGAAACTATCATTTAGAAGTCAAGTGTTGTCATTAGATTGCAAAGGATTTACAGGTCTATCTGTAGGAGATTTATGCAGTTTTGAAGTACCGAGTTATGAACCACCAGGTATGGACAATCCACTAGACATAGATCCATATATGAGTGGTCGTTATCTAGTACGTAAAATACATCATAGAATTAGCACCAGTAATGATATGCACACAATGAACTTAGAAATCGTTAAAGACGCAGTACGAGTAGCATATCCAGAAGAAAGTATAGATACACACACATATAGAGAAAACCAAGACAGTTTAACGTACTTACAGTATCAATTAGATGATTCTTTACTAGAAAACGCAAGTAACGAAACACACAATCAATTAATGAAATAATATGAGAATACTTAGAGAAACCGAGAGTAGAGTCGATTTTTTCAAAAGAGGGGCTGGCCGCAACGCCAATGAACGAGAAAACGAACTGAAAGACAATAAAATGAATATAACCATTCAGAATAGATTAATGAACTATGTAAAGAAAGATATTAAGAACATCATAGAAGGCATCCTCAGTAGATATGACAATTATATCTACAATAGACAATATAAGAGATTCTTCAAGGACAATAGAACTGTATTAGAGAAACTTAAAGATAAAGTCAATCTTGCGATTGCCTGTCTTAGTAAATATATAAGTAAATACAACACAAATGGCATACTAGATAATAGACCTAACAGTATATGGTTAAATAGTCTAATAAAAGGCCAGTTGCGTAGAGATGAGAGAAATAGTAAAAAATGACGTATAGTCAAGTGATTAAAAATAAACATTTATCGGTAAATTAAAATGGCCTTTCTTGGAATTTCAAACTTCAAATGGTTCGTAGGCGTTGTCGAAGATAGGCACGATCCTCTAAAGGTCGGCCGTCTAAGAGTACGTTGTCTTGGTATTCATACTTCTGACAAAAACAAAATACCTACAGCAGACTTGCCTTGGGCGTCTGTGTCCTTACCTACTACAGCAAGTGGTATCTCTGGTATTGGTCATAGTGCAACAGGTATTGTAGAAGGCAGTTGGGTGTGGGGTTACTTTAGAGATGGTGAATATCTTATGCAGGAACTTATTGTTGTTGGTACATTACCAGGCAAGCCAAGTGAGTTAGGTAATACATCTCAAGGATTTTATGATCCTAACTTTAGATTAGATGATAAAGGAAAACCTACAACCATTTCAGTTTATCCAAAAAACATAGACGAGCCAGATACAAATAGACTGGCCGTTAACAATCCAGACAAAGAAGCGGCCTCTCTTACAGCACGTAAAAGAACACGTATTACAGGTATACCGATTGCCAGTTTTGATGGTTTAAATAATATAGAACAGTTATCAGATTTTGATGCTATACAGGCACAAGAGGTAGGTTTAATTGATCCTGACTATCGAGGACTAGAACGATATAATGGCCAGTTATTAAACAATGACGCAGATGCCATTGAAGCATTACTTTATGCACCTGTACTAACCATTGAAGAGGATGCCTTTAGAAGTCTATTAATACGTAAATATAATATTACCGCAGATACCGATATAAATGCCTTGGTCACCAGCATACGAAATAATATACGAGGTATTATTGCAAATGCGGCAACGGATGCAGAAAGATGGAATCAACCAGAGATTGCCTATAATGCAGTCTATCCATATAATCACGTATTTGAATCAGAAAGCGGCCACATTAAAGAATATGATGATACCGCAGGCAGTGAACGAATACACGAAAGACATATAAGTGGTACATCAACAGAAATGACGGCCAACGGTGACCGTATAGACATTATTAAAAACAATTATTACACCTTAACCTCAAATGATAACAAAGCGTATATACAAGGCAATTCAGATATTACTATAGACGGCCGCCATAAGGTATACATTAACAAAGACGGCCAATCTAATAATCACTACGACATACAAGTAGGACCAAACGCAAACGTCAATATACAAGTAGATAAAGGTAATCTTAATGTTGTTACAAAGACAGGCCAGTTTAACTTTGATGTAGGCGCAGACTTTAATGTAAACGTAGGCGGTAACTACAATCTAACTGTACAAGGTAACAAAGTAGAAACGATAGAAGGTAGTAAGACCTCAAACACATCAGGTGCAGTAATACATAGAGGTTCTACAATAGATTTAAACCCTTAGGAAACGGCTGACTGAAAAGGCCTATGTGAAACTAGGAATAAAATCTAATCTATAAATGCAATAACAATCATTAGATAAATGCAGAAGGCCGATTCTTAATAAAAAGACTAAAAATTTTTTCGGAGTATTTTTTTAGTCACCAAAGTCGGTATCTACATAGTTGTCTTCTATTAAGTCAGCAATAGAGTCTAACGTATAGTGTAAATCATTAGATACATTAACATCATACTTATCGTCAAAATCACTTACTAACTTGTCTATTTTACCTAATAGAACATCTACTTTATCTTTCATTAGGTCATAGTCTTTTTCTATCTTTTTCATTTTATTAGTCATAGTTTACTCCTTAATTATTGTTTATTTCTTACTTGATTTGCAACATTAGATTCTATTTGATCTAATACATTATTCATTAAATCTTCAACATTTAAAGACGAATCATACTTTTTTAGTATTTTTGCAATTTCATATAATTGTAAATCAACGTCATTAATCATATTACAAAATTTGTTTAAGTCTTTTATCATAGTGTTACCTTTCGTTTTTTTGTTAATCATACGTATAATATACACGAATGGTTGGCAAATTCAAGTGAAATAACCTAGCGTATTTTTCACTTAATAAAATCAAGGATTTTGACTAAATAGTTCTATGCCTGGACTATCAGTTAAACAACGAAAAGAGTTAAGAAAATTTCTTGCAAAACGTAAGGCACAAAGACTAGCCAAAAAATCAAGTATCTTTAAATTCAATTTTTTTTCTTGGCTAAAAAACTTCATAAAATAGAGGATATTATAATATGGAACATACAAAAAGACAATGGGGTATTTACACAGTATTATACGATAATTTTAGAGATACAAAAGTAAAAGTATTAATTGTATTACCTGGTAAACAATTGTCTATGCAAAGACACTTTAAACGTTCAGAACATTGGTTTGTAGAACAAGGTACAGCAAAACTATATACACGTACAGCAGAAGGTACAAGAGTACTAAAAGGTATCTATAATAAGTTTGATTCTATTCACATTGATTGTGAATCGTGGCATCAGTTAGTTAATGATGAAGACACAGAATTAAAAGTTGTAGAAATACAATATGGTACAAAGTGTGATGAAGAAGATATTGAACGTGTGTAATTTATTAAAATTATATATAGTGGTGTTGAAACTTCCAGAAACCAGCTATAGGTAACTATAGGTCAATTCTCGCATAAGTTTTATAAATAATCACATACATTTCTTTTTACATTTTCTCAAACATTGACCTGGTCTAACAAAAGGAGTTACTTTGAGTAACAGTAAAAAACTAGGTATAACTCGTTTAAAAAAGCGAGCACCCAAGGTACCTGACTATACGTGTACGGAAATAGATAATGTAATTAGTAAGTTGGAAAAAATCTTTGAATCTAAAAAATTTTCTAAAATTTCTCTAAAAATTCTTATACGTAAATTAGAGCGATTGCGAAGTAGTAATGATAGTTTACGTGAAAGTGGTATCTATTGGTATAATGTTTGTAAAGATTTATTAGGATTAAAACAAGATTACTAAATAACTATACTTATAGACACACAAAGGATATTAATAAAATGGTATACAACTTAAATTGGCAACCCAACGCAGGTAACTTCCAAGAATACACTTATGAGTGTGAATGGATGGAATGCGAATGGAAATTAGTCCACGATACAATTCATCTAGTAACAGCATTCTGTTATCCTTGGATCAATATCTCATATAAATAATATTATATCGTTCATCCTAAAAGGACGGAAGTAGGCAATGCCGAAGGAACGCACCTAACTTTAACTAAAGGAGGGTGTTATGTTGGACAGATTCACCCATTTATTCAAAACTAGACACAAAGCACAAACTTTGTTAGAAAAAACAAAAGTGTTATTTGGTGCTAGAAAAGAAGTTGATATAAATGCAAATGGAACATCTGGCTATATTGTTAAACACGGTACGAATAAAGGTAAAGTGTTAGCACACAAGGCAGTTAAATCCACAAATAATTGGTAGATAAGAAAAACCCACCGTGGAATTTCAACCACGGTGGGAGAAAAACAACCCTTATAGGGTAACTCTAAATTCCGTATTCGTTTAATCTGAAATCTACAACAGGCATAAAGTCGTAGGCATATTCATAATCAGGTAAGGCACCTGACATTTTAACCAAAGTATCATTTGGTTTCTTTTTATCAAAAAACTTTTGTAGTACAGTTTTAAGATTATTTGCCATTACGTTGTGAATATTCTTGTTGAATTTACAAAACAAAGAACCACAAACTACATTCACATCTGTAGCACCAACTTTCTTTGCAACTTCAATAATTTCATTTCTTAATTGTTCATTTGTCATAATGTTCTCCTATGTTGGTTATTTTAAATATAAAGGTCCTGTCCATTGAATTGGATAGTAACCTGTTAATACATTTCCTCTTGGTGAGTTTAAAGCAGGTGCATTCCATCCT